CACAATGGTGAAGTCACTGAAATACTGGGTGGCGTCGATGCCAGATGTCGGATTGGTGACGTGGCAAATACCAGCGGAGAACGCCGCGCTAGGACCGCCAATGCGGATGAATGTCGCCTGCCGGCCAGCACCACGGAACGGTTGGCCATTCGTGGTGAAGTTGAGTTGCGAGGTGACGCGATAATCGCCGGCTGGCAGCAGGACCGGCAAGCCGGTGCTGATCGCGGACTGGATGGCCGCGGTGTCATCAGTCACACCATCGCCAGCGGCACCGAAGTCGATGACATTAGCGACGTTGGCTAGAATGTATTTTCTGAGCGCCGGCGCGGTAAACCGACCTGATCCGGCATGCTCGCCGACGAACGAACTGTCATCGGTGACGCCCCCACTGAGGAGCGGCATATCAACAATCCGGACGCCGCCGATGGTCGTGGACATGGCCGCTCCTATGCGAGCACGTTGGTATTGTCGTCCTCGAGGACGGGGATGTAGTCATCGGTCAGCAGGTAGGACCCGGCGCCATCATTGACCGGCGAGCCGAACTGCGCCCGGCGGACGTGCAGGATGCCGCCGCACAGGAGTTCGGAGCCCGCCGCGGCATCCCAGTTGAGCTGCAGGCCGTAGGCGACCCGGCGTGGCCAGGAACTCAGCGTGCCAACCGGCACCACGAGATCGAACGTGCCTGGCAGGGTCGTCGAGATCGTGCCCGTCCCGGACCACAGGAGGGTGCCACAGGCCGGCGTCGGCAAACCGTAGTCCCAGGACGTCGGATCATCGCTGACCGGCCACACGGCCATCCTAAGCCCGGGACCGCCTATGCCGCCGGTCAGGGTCAGCGCTTCGGCGGACGGATCGTCGCACTCGACGATGGAGACCTGGAGCCACAGGGCGTCGGCGGCGCCGAGCACGAAGTCGCGGCGCGGGATGTGGTTGGGCGGCCGGTTGTAGGGCACCGTGATGGCGAGCGTGCGCCCGCTGCCGCTGGCTGGCGTTACGTCGAAGTCGGGATCGATCATTCCTCGGCGACTCCGCCGGGCACCCGCATCGGGATGTGCTCCGGCAGCGGCTCATGCCGCACCGGCAGCATAACGGTGAAGTCAGGATCTCGGGGCATTACCGACCGCGCTCACGCTGTCAGTTGGCACCTCGCCGTTCGGCTGGTGCGGCCCGATACGGGCGCCAGCGCTGCTGTCAGTATGCATCGCTATGATCCCCATTTGCTGGTGGCATACGTAAGCAGATTGGTCCGATCGGTATCCGACGCCAGCACGTTCCAGATCCTCAGCTCGTGAATCCAGCCATCTAGGAAGCTATCGGTCGGCAGATCATTGCTCGCGCCAATCATGCTCTGCTCAACCCAGGTCACCGTAAACGTGCCGCTCACCACTGCCGAAACTTCCGTCTGAGCGTTGACCGCCAGCTTGATGCTAGTGCCGTCCCAGCGAGAGACTGCCTTGATGATGCTATTTGCTGATACATTGGTCGCCGCCGCAATGTTGTTGAACGCGGAATTAGCATTGCGCGAGGCGCGGACAGTCCCTGCAGTAAGCTGATGAATGCGAACACGGTTGAGCGCCGTTACCTGTGCGTGGCTGCCAGCGAAGGCTTCTTGCGACGCCGCCGTGGGCAGCGTGGCCGGCGTGAACACGCATAGGATAACATATCCGGCGGAGGTCCGCATGGTATTGCCCATGGTGCCGCCGGACTGCAACAAGAACTGCTGCAGCGAACCGGTAAACCGCAACCCCGGCATATTGTTCTTGCTCGCCGCGACCAGTTGAGGTGCCAACCCGGCCGTGGTCTGGCCAAATGTGTTGCCGTTTCCGGTCGTGTCAGCCAGCGCCACAACTGTGTCGCCGATGCCAGCCTGCTGGGTCATCGCCGCATTGGTGTATGCCATGCCGCGCGGAGCGTAGGCATCGAACGCGAAGATAGGATTGCTCAACGTTGGCAGCGTGGGAGGCGATGCCAGTTGCACCAGGAACGCATTCGATACGCCAATGCTGGTGGTGAAGACATGATCGCGCAGCCGTAGCCTGTATAGGCCATACGCTCCCGGGGACGTGACGTTGAATGAGAAGTTGCCGCCGGCGATCGTGGCGCCGGCAGCCGTCCAGGTGATGCCGTCAAATGAATAATCGAGCGTGGATAAGCCGGCCGAGTAGGTGCCGCTGACCGCCATCGGGGTCGATGGCGCAACGTCCGCAAGTGTCGTGGTGATCGTGATCGTGATCGTCGGCGCGGGAATGTTAATGGCTGCGCCGGTATCCCAAAGCTGACGGCCCTGCGTCAGTCCATCACTGTCGGTTACATTGTCATAGATACCGTGACTGACCAGGGTTGCCGTATCTGGCGGATACCGATACCAGACATCAAGTGCCTGCGGCTCGGCTGGTGCGTTTGCCAGCAGCAATGTGATCTGCGCCGGATTGGTGAGCGTGATCGGCGTAGTAGCATCAAGCGCCAATGCGCCCGACGTGCTTCCGGCCGGGAATACCTGGAACTGATCGGCCGGCGTGCCGACGCTGACCCAGGCCGTGCCGCCGTTGGTCTGCGCCACTGCCAGCACAATGCTTTTGCTGCCGAATGCGCGCGTGCCTCCGGTAATGACCGGCCCTTTATCGCCGTGCGTCAGCAAGCCCCATTGTTGGGCAATCGCCCGATAGAAGTGGCGTGCATAGCCGATGTTCCCGGCCTGCGATGGATGGACCAGATCGGTCCATAACGTGGCGTCGTAACCGTCCACATAAGCCGTGAGCGGCGTCGCGCCGGCATATTGCTTTGCGGTGTTACGCACCATCTCGATCGCCGCTGGTCCATTACCGTAGTTGCCGATGCCTGGGATGGTCGCGATGATCGATTGATAGTTTGCGTGTGGGAATGCCGCGTCCACGTTGTTTTCAAGCAGCTGCAGTTGCGAATAATAGTTGGTTGCCGTGTTGCCGTTCTTGGTTTCGTAATGACCCTGATCCCAAATGAAGGTGCCGAAATTACCGCCGGCCAGCGTCAACACATTGACCAGCTTGGTCCAATGGCCAGGGTTCGGGCCAGCATAGCTAGGTAGCCAGCTATCAATGCCAGTGCCGCCCACTGCATAGCCGATCATGGCGCACGGCACTCCGGCGAGCGCAATCAGACGGTTGCAGAGTTCGGCGGCAAAGGTGGACGGATATGTGCCGCCGCCCGGCGCCAGGAACTGTGTCGGCGGATAGAATTGATCCGGCCCATCGGCCACCGGCGGGTAGGCGCCGGTATTGCTAGCAAATGATCCAAATACGAAGTTCCACGGGCTGACGGTAAGACCATTGCCAGCGACAGTAGATGGATCGCCAGATGCGACATTGGTGATAAAATCCTCTGCCAGCGACTGACCGGCAAAACCGATTAGTTCGCCGATCATCACACCAGTCGTGGTGGAGACGATGGAGGCGTCGTCACCGTTGGCGCGAAGGTCAACCAGATACTTATAGAGCCCAGCCGGAGCGCTGAGCGCAACGACTTGGCTACCGGAAGCGATTGGGGGGACGCTGTTCGACCACGGCTGTAGCACGGTCCCGGGATTGGCGGCGTCACGCAGTTGATGCTCCAGCAAGGTGATCGGCTGCGTCGGGTTGATGGTCAGCAGAATGCTACCGGCGCCCTTGCCATACGCGCCGCCCGTTCTGGTCGCGCGTTGAAAAATCTGATTGAGATAGGGTGCCGTAAGGTTGATCGTGCCGAGATACACGCTGCTGATAGCCTGCGCAATGGCGCGAGCGGCGATGTCATCAAGGGCGACATTGCCGTGCAGCGTTGTCGTGCCGGCAGTTACACTCAGAGCGGGCAACGTCAATGGCCCGGTCATCGTGCCGCCGGTGAGCGGCAGCGTCGGCACCCATGCGGGCGTCGATCCGCCGCGGCCGTAGATCTGCCCGTCTGTAGGCGCCTCCGGGGTCGGTCCAGGCGGCCCGACGGGGCCTGGTGGGCCCGGTTCGCCCTGGGGTCCGATCCAGCGCTCGGGATCCGGCGGCCCAGTGTCAGTGCCTGGATAATCCGAATATTTTATCTTATACATACGGAATGACCAAAGCTCTGCCCTCTCGCGATCTCATTCATCTGTTATTGCGCTACGAAGTTGATACCGGCGACCTGATTTGGTTTCCGCGTCCGCGCGAGATGTTCAAGTCCAGCAGCCAGTTTCTGAACTGGAATGGCCGATATCCTGGGACGATTGCTGGTTATGTCAGACCGACTATGAACCGTGGTCCTGGATATCTGCACATCGGAATCAATGGAACGATCTGCGGCGAACCGGTTCCTCCAATCATCGATCACAAAGACCATGACAGACTGAACAACCGGATCGGCAACCTGAGAGCGGCAACCATGACTCAAAACAAAGCAAACACTGTTGTGCGCAGGGACAGCGTAAGCGGGCTGAAGGGGATCAAACTCAGCCGCTCCGGCAAGCGTTACGGCGCGCGCATCACTCATAGAGGACTATCGGTCTACCTAGGCTCGTTCCAGACCATCGAAGACGCAAAACATGCATATCAGGAGGCCGCCGACAGGCTGTTCGGTGAATTTGCAAGATGGGACCAACGCTAGAAGTACGCGGTTTGCACTCTTTGTCCGGAGGATGGCAAGGCGACATACCGGTATATCGCAGCGCGCGCCAAGGCAGCGTCAGCGGGGTCTGTCTGCTTCTCGAACTTTGGGGCCAGAAAGTCGGCTGCGAGTATCTCATAGGATGGGCCGACATGGTCCGGTACATCTTGACTTGACCATCTCGCAATGCCCCTCGCGACCAGGTCTAAGTGCACCGCCATCACCGCTTCGACGGCAATATCGTGTCCGCTCATCTCCATCACGCCGCGACGCACACGCGCCTCAAGCAATTGGACCACTTGCGGATCGGCCTGCTTGCCGAAGCTCGATGCCGCCTGCATCGCCGCCAGCTTGGTGTATTCCTCGACGAACGCCCGCGGCACCGCGTCGGCGCCCCACCAGACCAGTCCCTGGGCATCGAGCGCGGCATGCACCGAGGCCACTTTGTCCAGTGCCAGGGCTTGGTCGCTGACGCTCGGGACCTCGTCGGCGGCGATGACGCCCAGCTCGGTCAGTGCCAGCGTGGCGATGGTGGCCACCGACACCATCTCGGTCAGCACCGGGCTATCGTCGAGCGGCACGATGCTGACGCCGAGACGGCGCAGGGCGCGCTCCGCGATCGTTGAGACGGAGACGGCCATGGAACGCGCCCCTTACGGCTAGTGGTGGGCTGAGGCTTGTGCTGCCGGAGCCGCGCCTCCTCCATTGGCCCCCAGTCCGGCCGCGAGGCTCGAGGTGCGCGTGGCCTTACCAGAGGCTGCCGGAGCGGACTGTGGATCCGCCGCCGCCTTCTTCTTCGCCTCCTCCTCCTTGGCCTTCATCTGCTCGGGGCTCGGCGGTGGCCCGCTTGGGGCCACCGGATCGAGGCCGAGCGCCACGAGTGCCGCATCCCTGGCGTCGGTGTTCTCCTGGATGGAGGCACCAGCGCCGCCGCGGGCACCCTTCGAGGCGTCCTCGTTGAAGTCGAGGATCACCTGCGCGCCGATGGAACCAGCCGCCTGCGCCTCTTTGGTGGCGGCGGCGGCCTTGTCCGTTGCGGCCTTATCGGCGGCCGGTGCCGGCGCAGATGCCGGCGCCGGATGGGCCTGTGCCTGCGCGTTGCCGTGTGGCTCTTGTGCCATACTGTGTCCTCCTATGCGTCGGCCGGCGTCGCGACGAAGACGGTGACGATGCCGTTGTCGACCGGCTTCACCTCGTCGGTCGTCGGATCGGTGCCGAACCGCAGCTTGCCGATGCCGCGGATTTCCTGGATGCCGACACCGTGCATGTAGCCATAGTCGCGGGTGTTGGTGGTGCTGGTGGTCCGCTGCGCATAGGCGATACCGAGCGCCTGCGCGCCGCACAGGTAGCAGGCACCGACGTCTGCCCCGGTTGCACCGACGCCGGTCAGGATCGGCAGTTCCGGGATCTCCCGGATGATCACCCCGTCGTAGAGGATATCACCGGCGGTGAAGAGCGGATTATCGCTGCCCCGGTTCCAGGCATACTGCAGCGAGTTGATGATGGTGGTGTCCTTCATCAGGTCGCGGAACGCCAGCGACGGGACGAACAGGACATACCATTCCTCGTCGTTGTTGATGCGCAGCGGCCTGATCGCGGGCACAGCCGTGCGGGCCATGCGCTTGGCCAGGGTGACGATCGCGGCGCTCAGGATGTCGGCGGGGTTCGCGATCGTGGCCAGCGCGGTTGCCATGACGTTGGACGAGCCGTTGCTCTTGAGGTGGCCGTAGAGCACGCGGTTGAGCGGTGCGGCCCAGTTGTTGGTCGTCCAGGTGTTGCGCTGTGCCGCGGTTGCCGCGCCATACGACACCTGCAGGTAGGCGTCGCCGGTGATCGCACCGAGGCTGCTGATGATGTCGTTGCGCAGCTTGGCGGCGCTCCAGTTGAGCAGCACGGTGCGCGCGGCATTGCGCAGATCGATGACCGACTTCTGGATATCCCAGTCCGACACCGCGACGGCGTGACGGAAGGCGGAGACGGTCAGCTTCAGCGACCGGGCGTTGAGGAGTTCCTCGTTGCCCTCCAAAATGGTATTTCCGGTGACGCCCGCCCCTACTAAGTTGCGAACCATGGGGAACATCACACTATCCCCATTTTTCCTTGTAAGATCGGTCTGTAATTGTATCATGGCGTTCTCAGTAGTCCCAAAATAAACTGAGAACTGATTCCTTCTAATGTACTCAACCCAGAACTCAGAATCCCAGATTATTGGTGTTAAGTTTGGTCTCGCAGGCGTAACGTTCATGTCTGCCAACGCCAGGGCACTCCTTGCTAAGCATTACAGGGTTCTTGGAGTGTCCGTTTCGACGACCCGGAGCATGGTCGAGACGCCCGCTTCAACGACCCGGCGACGGTCGAAACGCTCTTGTCCCAGGCGACGGGTCCAACTATAGCGGTTGCGGGATCAGAGAGCCGTTGGAGGGCTCCCTGGTCCCTAACCACAGCCCTCACGGAGCGAGGACGATGGCTGAGAGCAGAATAAATGACCCGCTGACACCAGCGGAAGTCAGACGCCTACTCGATTACGATCCAGTCACTGGTGTCCTAATTTGGCGACATCGCGAGGATGTCTTGCCGAGGGTCAACAAGCGATTCGTTGGCAAGCCCGCCGGCTGCCCCGACGGCCAATACGGCTACATCTCGGTGAGATTGCGTGATCGGCTGTACCAAGCTCACCGGCTGATATGGTTCTACGTCACGGGACAGTGGCCGACCGCTGTCATTGACCATATCGACGGCAATCCTGCCAATAACGCATGGGACAATCTCAGAGAAGCGACCAGAGCTGAAAACAATCGAAACCGGATGCGACGAAGACATGGACTCAAGGGCGTAACTATAGAACAAAGAACCGGTCGATGGATGGCCCAAATCATGCTGGGCAAGAAGAACCATTATCTTGGCACGTTCGACACTGAAGAGGCCGCTCACGCTGCGTATATCGAAGCCTCCAAGCGTCTCCACGGCAAATTCGCTCGCCTCGACTAGCTACCAGCGAGCAGTGCCGCCCTTGCGCTGCTGCACTGCGGCTAGCACGTCGGCATCCGATGGTGGTCCGCTGAATGCCGGCTCCGAGCGCGACGCCACGCTGCGCACATTGGCCAGCGACGGCGGCAGATTGGCAGCAGGCGAAGCAGGAGTTGTCCGGAGGGAGGAAACCTCTTGTTCCCACTTCGCCCGCTCCTCGGCAACGATCTTGGCGCGGTAGGCATCAGGGTCGTTGCCAATGTCGCGATGCATGCGCCACGTATCCATCTGGCGCGTCAGCCAGCCATAGGGATGCGGCTGGGAATACAGCTTGTGCCACAGCGACGGGTCAGCCTCGGCGGCGGTGCGGAAGTCGGCGACATAGGCATCCAGTTTCTCGTCGCCGAGCCGTTCACGCGCCATGGCTTCGCTGGTGTTGAGACGCTCATTGAGCATCTGCTTCTGGTTCTGCTGCACCATGTAGGCGAGGAAGCCGCCGGGGTCCTGATTGAAGTCCGGCGGTGGGGTGAATTGCGGCTGTGGCGCGGCTGGCGCTGGTGGCGGTGGTTGCCGCTGCTTCTGCGCCTCCTCCAACTGACGCCGCAGGGCCGCGAGCTCGCCGTCCGCCCGGGCAAACTTCTCCTTCCACTGAGTGCGGCGGTGCCGCTCGCGATCGAGCGCCTGGCGCGGCACGAAGCCGTTGGACTCCTCGACCTGCTCGGGCTCGTCGTCGTCGCCCTCCGTAGCGGCCTTGGGAGCCTCCTGGGCGGCCTCGGCCTTCGGCTCGGGGGTAGATGGCGGCTCGGGTTCCGGCGCCGCCTGTGGGGCCTCCTGGGCCCGCTGCTGGGCGTCCTGCTGGACCTCGGCCAGCATCGCCTCAAGCTGCTCATTCTCTTTCGGCATGGGGTGTCCTAGGGGGCTGATGGCCCGGGTTGTGGAATCGGCGTGCGAGCCAGCCGGTTGGTGGTCACCGCGGTCTGCATCGTCTGATGCATGGTCTGCGGGATCTTCGCTGCGGTTAGCGCCGTATTCGCTTGCGTGTTCGCTGTCTGCGCCCGCTTGTGTTGCAAATCCGCCACCTGATGCGCGAATGCCATATCCGGCGCCATCTGCTCGGGATCCGGCGACTGCATTGAGGCGCCTGGCGGATTGTCCGGTGCGACCCACGACTGTCCAGCCGGCGGCGCGGTGAACGCCGCGTGCATCTCGTGGACCTTGGAGATGGCATTCACCTGTCGCTCGCCGGCCAGCGCCTGATTGGCCGCCGCCTGGGACTGATCTTTTGCGGTGGCCGCGTCCAGCTTGGCGCCCTGCTTCTGCGCCGCCGCGGCCGCGACCTGCTGCTGCTGCTGCTGGTGCTCCTGCATCCGCTTCAGCAGGTCGTCCTTGTTGCGCAGTGAGCTCGCGGCAATCAGCACATCGCCCGGAATGAGCCCCGGCTGCATGCTGGCCAGCTGGATCAGGCTCTGGAACGTCTCGGCCTGCAGCGTCGGCACATCCTGGCCCTCGGCCACCGTGATATCCACGTCCAGGTCGGTGATGTCGCCCTCGATCCTGATCACCTGCTGCAGCCGCGGATCACCCGGCATGATCTGCATGTTTTGCATCACCATGGCGCGGTTGGCCGGCGGCATCTTCGCCAGCTCGTCCATCAGCCGCACCGGCACGTTGATGCCGACCCAGCGCGTCGCCTGCAGGTCGTCGGTCACCCGGACCCATTTCGGCGCCGTCCAGAACTCCCGGCACGCCATCCACGTCATCTCGTAGACCCGGCGCGCCCACATTCGGAGACTGTCGGCCAGCGGCTCGTTCTGCACCGCACCACCGGCCTGCTGGGCCAGGATCGCCCGCCCGCTGAGCTCCCGCGGATCGGTGCCCGACATCGCCGCATTCGGCCCCGCCAGCTGCATCTCCTGCGTCGCATGCTGCAGCAACTGCCACTGCCCGCTCGCCAGGTCATTGCCGCGCTGCACCTCGAACTTCAGCCCCGGCATCACCTCGACGTAGCCGTCAGGCCTCGCCACCTCGCTTCGCGCCTTATCGACATCGGTGACCGCGCCCTGCTCGGCGACGACCTGCGCCACTGATAGGAGGTGCAATGCTTTGCTGCGCCGCTTATTGATTTCGTCTTGCAGTGAGATCAGGTCACGGACCGCGCCATAGCGGTTGTTGTCCTGGTCGACATAGGCGCTTTGCAGAATGAGCGGACAGCCGCTCCTGCCGCGGCGGTCCTTGAACGGTGAGCGCCACGGATCGGTCAGGTAGCCGATGCGGGTGAACGTCGCGCCCCACCACGCACCCGCCTCCTGCCAGTAGCACTGCACCACGCGTGTGCGCCGACGCCGCGTATCAAGCCACGCCACATCATACGGCCGGTCCTGATACTGTCCCGTGGCATCGCCCTGGGCGAAGGTGTCGTCGATGAGCTCGGCCCGATCAGGATACATCTCGGTGAGCTGATCCCGATCCATCCAGATCACGATGCCGAGGTAACGTGCATCAAGAAAATCCGGTGAGCGGCTGTGCGGGTCCCACCAGATGCGATCCCACGGCACTTGCGTGTAGGTGACGTTGGCACCACCGCGCCCGTCGTCCTCGAGGCTGATCTCGAGGCCACCGGCACCCTCGACCAGCATGTTCTCGAACACCGCGCTGCGCAGCACCTGGAAGTCATTGTCGTCAGCGACATAGCGCAGCGCCTGCGTCGCGGCATCGGCGCGATCGTCCTCGGCCGGTGTGCGCGGAAACGCCTTCGGGTCGGTGCGGGCGCGTCGCTCCATACCGCCGAGCAGGTCGATTTTGTTCCGGATTTTGTTGATGACGATGGCTGGCTGGCCGCGTTCCTTCAGTTTTTCGAGTTCAGTCGGCGTCCACTGATCGCCGCAGAGATAGGCACGATCACGTTCCGCCAGGGCGCGGGCTTCCATGCCTGAGCGCTCGGCCTCCTCGAACCACTGGATGAGGCGCTTGTGTTGTTCGTCGAGATCGCGCGGGAAGTCCTGCTCGCCCGCATCGAGGTCGCGGACAGCCACCGGCCATTCGCCGCCCTGGTCTCTGCTGACGATGGTCAGTGACGCGCTCATGGATCGCTGCTGTCAGCCACCCTTGGCGCGGCTCGTCTTGCGTGCTTCGCTGAGCGCGATCGCGACCGCCTGGCGCTGGCTTTTCACCACGGGGCCTTTCGGCGAGCCGCTGTGCAATGAGCCTTTGCCCCACTCGTGAAAAACTTGCGCAGCTTTCGCCTTGCCCTTCGGGCCTATGCCTGCGGTCGATTTTGCCATGGTCGCATTCCAGCTAAGTTGTTGATGTAACAGGGCGCACGCCGTATTACGCGCCGATCTCGGCGACTTCGGTTCGCTACTCGGGGGCTTTGCTTCGTTGCGCGGCGCAATTGGCTCAAAACCGTCGAGTCTGTTTCGTCATATGACGCGACGTGGCAGACTTACGCCCGTCTCAGAGCACTATGCGCCCAAGGTTCCGCCCGGGGTTCCGGTCTGATACCGCCGCTCGTTGGCCCGCGCCGCCTCCATGCAGTCGCTGAACCAGCCGGTGAGCTCGCGCAACTGATCGTCCCGGCCACCTGACCGGGCCAGCGGTGCACGCTGCAGGAACGCCTCGGCCCACTTCGCTGGATCGGCACCGACCGCGTGCTTGAACTCGCCACCCGACATTGCGGTGTAATCCGATGGGTCATCCAGCGCCATCAGTTCTGCCTGGCTTTCTTCAGTCTGGTCAGTTTGCGATGATCGTTCATGATCTGCTTGGCTGTGAGCTGCGGGAGTTCTCCGTGCCGGGCGCGGGCAAGCTCAATGAGCACCGCTACAACGGCATTAACCTGCTCCGTGGTGGCTTTCTTCGGATCATCGCACCCTAATGCTTTCAGTAAGCTAGCGGCGAGCGCGAGCGTCTCGTTGTAAGCCGCTAGCATCAGGTCATCATCTGGCACCATCACACCACTTTCCATGCCTGCGCGTCCTGGCTTTCCCGCGCCCGGCGGAATGCCGCATCCCACGTATCGCGCACCGCCGGCTTCGCCGCATCCCGCACGAATGGCCGCGACATGCACGCATAGCGGCACTCGTCAGCCGCGTGGTCCTCCATGTCGGTATTGGATGACAGAATGCCGTTGGCATAGAATAGATGCGCGTCATCCACCGTCAGATTGTAGACCGGCGTTCTTACGGCGGAGCGCCCAACCGCAACGATACGAACAGGTCCGCACGCGCTTGGTGTTATGCGGCTTGCTGTGGAACTCGGTGCCGCAAAACTCGCACGTAGTATTCGGCACAGCCGCCTGACAGGCAGCAGAGCAGAAGCGCTTGAGAGGATGTCGAGTCTTAAAAGCACGCCCACAATGTCCGCACGCGCATGCACGGACTGGCGTGTTCTTTCGCATCTTGATGGCATTGGCGCGAAGCGTCCGCTGGCCCTCAGCAGATGCGCGCCACTCCGCCAGCCGCTCCCCAAGGTCTCCAGCAAGGCGCTCCTTGGCGTGCATGCTATGGTGGACCTTGGACGGGAGGCATTCCAAGTTGCTGATGTCGTTGTTGTCGTGGTCGCCGTCCCTGTGGTGGACGTGCCAACCGTTTGGAATGCTATTGCCGGCATCGAGCCAAATCTGCCGATGGAGGCTAGTCTTGCCGCGACCGACCTCAGTCCCGTTCGGATTATAGTAAAGACGGCCCTCGTAGCGCGTATAGACAATACCGTTGTAGACAACCCGCTTTGCCATGTGTTCCTCTCAATCAGAACATCATAGCATTCCAGGTCTGCCAGCGGAACAAGTCCCTTGCCCCTGACGTAGACTTTATGGTGCGGCGTGCCCTCCAAAGAGCGCCCGTCTGCTAGCGTTATCTTGACCGTCTCCGAGGCGCCCGAGAGATACGAACGCAGCACCGCGCGAGGCCCTATCGGCGTATCCACCAAGTCGCCTGTCGCAATGGTCTCAATAGGCTTCGCCCCGGATGGCGTGGCAACCATCGTCCCTGCTACCCAGCAGTCGATGTCCTCCGGCCGCGCATCGTCGTGCTGCAGCGCCGGCAATGTGCGGATGAGATCGCGGCACGTCGAGAACATCAGCAGCATCGGCCGCTCATCAGCATCGCCGACCAGCCGTGACCGCACTTGGTCCCAACCACCCATAGCACCGCGCTGCGGCACGCGTTTGTTGTCCGCTGGCCGAAACACCACGCCGCGGCCAATCATCCGCATGGCGATCGACGGGCCGCCATCCTCGGCGAACATCGCCGGATCAGCCACACCGGTGAGCGGCGCCGGGTCGTCCTCCTCACGCAGCTTGATCCCATCAGCCACCGCCTCGGCGGTCAGCTTCAGCCCCACATTCGGCTCGCCGTGCCGCATGCCATACCACTCGCGATAGCGGACGATGGCGCCGCGCGCGATGTCGGGCAGCGAGCCGTCGGACACGGCCCACCAGCCACAACTGAATGGCCGCGCCGAGCCCCAGTCGAATGAGCGAAACCGCGGCCAATGCTCCGGCAGTTCGCGCGGTGGGATGACATGGCGATCGAGGCTGAACTCAGGAAAAAAGGCGCCACTCACAACGGACCAGTCGCCCTCGAGCCATGCCCGCACGAGCTCGGGCGAGCCACTGGCCTTGAGCCGTTGAACGTAGTCGGCGCCAAGGTATTTGTTATCGGCCACACGCGACGGGATGTAGATGCGTTCGAGGCCGCCGTCATCCTTCAGCACTTTCCAGCCGAGCGGTGCGGGATCGATGTAGCGGCTGCGCAGCCATTGGTGGCCAGGGCCGCCGGGGTTTCCGGTGAGGCGCATGCCGACTGGCACGCCGACACCGGAGCGCAGCGTCGCCATCAGCTTCATGATCGGCGCCGGAGAGGGAAAGTTGCCAGCCTCCTCTACGTATATACGAGTGTATGACGCGCCCTGGTAGATCTCGGCGTCGCTGTCGCGCTCGAGGTATGCGTAAGTGATGCGTGCGCCGTTCGGGAACGTGAATCGGCGCGGGTTGTAGGTCGCGCGGGCACTGATCTTGCCGTAGATGTCGCGCGCTCGCTCGAACGTCTCGTCAAGTTCCACGCGGGTTCTGCGCACCATTAGACCGATGGCACTGGCGCCGTATTCGGCTGCGTGCATAACCCACTCGCCAAGCACTGCATCTGTTTTTCCACCCCCTCGAGCACCACCGAAGAAGCACTCGAAGATCGGGCAGCAGCAGAATGCTGATTGTGGCCCGGTTTGGGGCTGCCACGCGGTCTGAATTTCGGGCGAGGCGGTGAGTGTCAGAACCATTCAGTCGATAGTCTCGTCTGCAACTTCTGCGTCGATAACGGCCGGCGCGTGCAGTTTCAGCCAATCACTGGCGCTTTCGACCGGCGATGGGCCACGGATGACGAACTGCACGGGATGGTCTGGATCGCTGGTGAGTTGCGTAGGCAGCACTTTACCGATGAGCGTCATAAACGACGATGGGTTCTCGATCGCTTGCCGAGCGAGATATCGCTGTCCTCCGACCTCCTGTAGCGCGCCGATAATCATTGCGCGGATTTGGGCCGTGTCTTTATTGGGAACACCCTTCCGCCGTCCTTGGCCGCTTGTGCTACTTTTTGGCACAGATCACCCCATTTTGCGCTTATTCTCATGCCGCGACACACTTAGCGCACCCTTGAGATTGCCCCCATGGGCTGTTTTGCGCGTGCCCTGCGCGGTGCAGGTTGGGCAGCGTGGTGGCTCGGCGAGGGTGAGCGGTGCGGCGAACCAGAGGCTGCAGGTGAGGCACTTTCGCTTGCACATGCCCGGTGGCGGCGACCAGTCAGTGGCGTTGGTGGAGCGCATGATCAGCGTTTGCCGACGCACGACGTTCATTTGGCAGGGTTCATCCCTTGGGTGATGCAGGCCTGAAGTAGCGGCAGCAGCAGCTTTTCGCGGCCTTCCACTTGCCGGTCTTCCAATGCATAGCGGTTGGTTTGTTCTTGATTGAGGAACCACAGCAGGCCGGTGATGAAGGCGGTGTTGAGCAGCACGAGGACGAGGAATTGGGCGGGCAGCGAGGTGATGAGACGATCGGAGACGTTGGCAACCGCGCCGACGAGAGTGTGCTGGTCGGCATCGGTCACGCGGGGGCTGTCAGGCGCGACCGGCGCCGCGCGACACGGGAATGGTCACCGGATCGCCGACCGGGGTGATCGTGCCACTGACGGCTTCGCCGGCGACCACAGAGACATCGAACAGGGTGATGATGTTGCGCACGCCCTCGCCGAGATCGGCGTCGGCGGTGGCGCTGATCTGCGCTTGGCCGAGTGTGCCCATGCTGAGCACGATCGCTGACGTGCCATCGCTCGCCTGCGTTGAGACCGCGGCGATCGAAGCGTCGGATGTGTCCCAGGCGATCGCGCCGTCGACGGTGGCGGGATTGCCGCTCTTGTCGACGTAGCTGATGGCGACAGCGATTTCCATGCCGTTGGGCAGATTGTATGCCATGTCACCCACTCCTGTGACTGAGATTGCGCCCATCCTGGAGGTCACCAGGGCCTGGATGGGCGGCGGCGCTGGTGGTGGCGGCGGTTGGAGGATGACGCTGAGCGGTGTGGCGAAGCCGATGTTGAGGTTGACGTTCAGGTCTCTCGGTTGATGGTGTTCGGACAACCGGCCCTCCTGCTGCCAGGGCCATCGCCACGCCATTCACTCGCTCGACTTGCGGATGCTGATCACGGCCTCGGCGCCTGGGCATTCGCGATCGAGGAGACGGACGACGACGGGGGATTGTCCGGCGGCGAGGAGGCGGGAGGCGAGTTGGCGTGTTTTGATGTTGGCGGCGAGGCCGTTTTCGAGGAAGTCGGCGGTGTCGGAGAGCAGCTGTTCGACCGCGTCCATGGGGCGATCCTATCGCAGGGGGGGCTGCGGTTGTGTGGCGTTTTGGGGTCGCCACGGGCGGGGTGAAGCTGGCATGGCTGCCGGGGAGTCGGAGCGTCGCGGGGAGGCGACTGTGCTCGACCTAGCAGAATGCTGCCCGAAATCCCGACTGGGCGCAACATTCTATCGGTGGGGTTGGGTGTTGCCGAAAAGACACGGCCCATGCGGGCGCTAGGAAGCGCGCTGAGGCCGGTCTGGGTGCGTTGGCTGTTCGGGTAAGGGGTCGGTTGCCCGACGGCCTGTAGCGGTTTCCCAGGCCCGGGAAAGGGCATGTATCGCGGCCACCGTCCAGTCGCGGACGGTCTCCGGGTCCCGGCGCAGGTAACGCGCCGTCTCCGCCCACGGCAGATCGTGCACCAGGCAGGCGAGCAGCAGCCGGGCCCGCAGCCCCCCGACTAGCGCCTCGACCACCCGCAGCCGCGTCACCGCGTCGAGCAGCGACACCACCCGGTTGTCGGGCGACGACCCGCCGGCGATCCGCAGCGTGCCTGGCTCGACGGTGGCGAGCTCGCGGGCCACCGCCCAGGTCCGGCGGTAGGCGTCGGCGGCCTGCCACTCCTCCGCCGTGATGCGGTCGGCAGCGAGCAGCGCATCGAGCCGGGTGCGGACCTGCCAACCCTGGCGGAAGGCAGTGGCGTCGACCTGCGGGGGGTCGACGTCGTGGTGGCGGCGGAACTCGGGCGAGGGTTGGACGCCGGGGTGCGGTGCCGGTGGCGGCGGCTTGGGCGGCCGGGTTCGCGGCTTAGTGCGGGACACGCTTCCTCCCGTTCGGCAGCGGGTTGAGCTGGTCGAGCACGCCCGGCGAGAGATGGCTGGCGCGGACGAAGGTCGCCGCTTCGTCCGTCGGCTGCGCTGACGCGGTCGCGCTGCGGATTGCGGCGAGGACCTCCTGCACCCGCTCGTGCACCAGGGCGCGTTCCTCGGCAGTCGCAGACGGCGGCAGTTCGGGGGCGGGCTGCGGTCCGAACCGCGGCGGTGGTAGCGCTGGCGGTGCCGGGCGGTGCGCACGCCACCACGCCGACAGCACCGCAGCGAGCTCGGGGTATATGGGAAAGCCTTTCATGCACTGGCGCGCGACGTCGTGCAGGCTTTCGCTGGTGAAGGCAGCATCGGGGAAGTCGTGCAGGAGCATCGGCACGTAAGCCGCCAGTCGCATTTCGGCTTCCTGCCTAGTGATGCTTATGGCGGTGAGCACGCCCAGCGATTGGCACCACTCGCGCACCACGCGGATGTGCGTCTGCTGCTTCGGCATAGTCGATGGCCTCCTGCATGTCGTCTGCGGCACTGTCGGCGAAGCCGTTGCGCGATTGCTGGCGCGGGTTTGTGCCGAGCGCTCTGGGGTTGCTGCCATCGCCACGCGGATTGGTGCCATGCGCTCGGGGATTGGTGCCATCAGCCCGGCTGCCGGGACAGAGCGGCTTCCCTTCCCCATCATCATTCCCACGCCCCGCGCGCCCCCCCACCGCGTCAGCGGGGTGGGGGTAGGGGGGGGGACTCTTATCCCTAGAGTCTAATCCCTCTGCGGGACGATTCCCCCACTGGTTCCCCACAGGTTCCGAACTTTCGCTAGCTAATCCGCTGAAATTCCTAAGAGAAATCGGCAATGGGTGGATATTTCTAGGTCGTTTCGGACGTTGGAAAATTACAAAGTTCCGGACGACGCCGTAGCGCTTGCCGTCAATTTCGAAGCCCCGAATGAGGTTCGCCCGTTCCAACTCGTGAAGCAGCGGAACGATGCTTACCGGTTCCGCCGGAAAGATCCGCAGCCGGAGGCCAATCGGCTTCCATTCGAAGACGCCACCATCATCGCACTGGTTCCACAGTCCAATGAACAGCAGCCGCGCATCCCGCGAGACCGATACCACCGCTTCATCGGTCCAGAAGCCTGGATGGATGCTGCGGATGCGCGGCACTAGAACGGCCTGCCTATGCTTTCGAGCCAACCGTCGAAATCGGCCTCAAACTCATCTATCGTCGTAATGCGTTTCGCGTGGATTTCCATCCGATCTAGATCAGCGCCGCACAAGTGCACATGCTCTAGGTAATCAATACAATTGTATCTGCGCGCACCGGTTCGATTACGAATAATTCCTTGGATGTAGAGTAGCCGAGACAGGTAGGGTTTATCCTTTTCCTCACGGACTATTCTCGCCATCCCAGGCACGCGACGAAATGCCTTGTCCCAGCTTTCGTCCCAGACGTTGCCCTCGCTGATCCAACGCAAATGAATTTCAAAGGATCGATCAATAGCTTCAAGAACTTCAGCGACGGTGTAGCGCCGTAACCATCTAGCGATGGTCGCCTCGCCATTTTCGTTCGGACGTATCTGCGCGCGTTCTTGTATACGATCACAGATTTGATCAACCGTGCTGCGCTCGACATCACGTAGATTATCGCGCCATTCCAACATCATCTCGATCTGTTGCCGACGTTCCTCCAGGTCCGCCAACGTGGATCGCTGCCGCTCGATCTCGACGTTATCGCCTAGCTGGCGCGCGCCCTTGCCACCGTTGCACTCGCGGCAGCTCGTGACGAGGTTCATTAAATCGGTGTCGCCACCCGCCGCTAAGGGCTTGATGTGGTCGGCGTTGAGAACGACGTCAGGAGCCTGACGTCCGCAGTATTGGCATGTGAACTTATCGCGCTTGAAGACTTCAAAACGGAGTTGCCGTGAGATTATCTGTGGCATGTCGCCCCCCGGCCATTCAGTAGAATTTCGCCCACCGCAGCTTGCTCATGGCACCGCGCCACCAGGCCACGAGCGCAAGGTGACGGCGCAGATCACGTGGGGAACCGGACGGATCGCTCCGCCCGGCCTCCTGTCAGATCACCACACGAACCTTGAGCCAAAAGCCCCAGGCGCGTAGGGTGATGGACAGGACGAGCCGATGTCTCCGCATCGGTCCGTCCCCCGGCAATGGCGGGGTGCGCAACCCGCCCCACCGTTCGGGCGCCCTCCGGCTCACTCCGGGGGGCGCTTCGGTTATCGGGCCAAGCGCATTGATCGTCGATCCTCGAGTAGAGCTCATCGCTCACAGTGTAGTCCTCCGGTGTCGTGGAATGCGCCATTCGTCGAGGCAGACGAGAACGTCCTCAGCGCACATCGCAATGCCAACGCGGGCGCCTGCGATGGTGATGGCAATTGCGACCGACTGCTGTTCTGGCGTCAGCGCTCCGTCGATCGCCTTCAGCTCGATGCAGTGGATCAGGCCGCGATAGATGAACCAGAGATCGGCGAGGCCCGCGATGATGCCGCGCCCGACACGCACCCCCGGCACCTCACCGGCATAGTTGGCGTGATCGACGGCGAACCACACGACGCCATGCTTGGAGACCTTGCCCGGTGGCGCGATCTCGATCGTCAGCAGCTTGGCGACCTGCGCCTGCAGCGGATGTTCGCGGATGACCGGCGCGTAAAGGCGGAACGGGCGCGGTTTGCCGGCGCTGGCGGCCATAGCAGCCTCAGAGCCCAGACGTGATGGGCTCTTCCTTGCGAGGACCGAACCGCTTGATCGTATCGGCCTCAAGCGCCATTCGGTGCTTGTTTGCGGCCTTTGAAATTTGGCTGAGACGATCGACGTTGAACCACGCATCGTCTTCTTCGAGATGATCGCGCAGAATGTATTCCGCCTCGTGCCAAGACCCATCTGACTTGCGGCGCGGACGGCGGGGATAGCGGTCCTGCAGCGTGTCGTCGAACAGGTCGATCTGTCCGTCGAGGAACAGCTTTGCGCGAGCTTCCGGATCGAACTTGCCGCGGAGACGTTCGCGGGCAAGCTGCAGCACATGCTGATAACAGCCATACCAGCCCGAATTGTGTGTCGCGTAATCGAACCGGATGATCGTCATCACCCCGGTCGCGATTGAGTCGGGAGCAATCGTGATCGAGGTCCCGTGCGCGTCGATCATGCGGCTTACTGCGTCGGTTAAAGCGTCACGATCGCGTTTGCTCATTTGATCCCCCCCAGCCAAGCGGCGACGAGCGGCGCCAGTCGCCGCGTCGTTTCCTGCATGTGATCAAGTCCGGTCGCGATGAAGCTGAGATCCCGCCCCAGCAGCTTGCGGCGCTCGAAGTCGAGTAGCGTGCCCCACAGCCACAGCGCATCGTCGTCGACCTGCTCCATGTGAACCGGCTCGCGATGGCGCGCCTCGTGACGCGAGATCAATCCGCTTGTGGTGGGCTTCCACATCGGATCAGCGAGGTCCGCCTCGAACTCGCTCTCAGGAACGGCCGCAAGACGCTGCCACTGTGACGACTGGTCGCGCGAAACGCCCAATTCAGAAAGTGTCGGGTCGGTCGACACTTTCTCCGGTCGACCTCTGCCAGTGCGGTCCAGTTGCGCCGCCATGAGCTCCCCACACTTGCGTTCGGCGCGGAGCCTGATCTCGCACGCTTGTCGTTCGGCTTCAGTATTCCTGGCTTGTCGAGCGTAGTGTTCCAAGGCGAGCGCCTTGTCGCGAATGTCCTTCACCTCATCGACTTCGTAAGCCGCAGCGATCGCCTGGCACATCGCATCGTATCGGACGAGCGCGGTTGACGGTCCTTCCGCCACGGCGCGGCTCAGGAGCCGCTTACAGGTGTGACGGCCTCGTGCAGATCGGCCGTGTCGAAATCGGCGAGCGTCACCATGCCGCCTGTGATGTTGTAGATTCGATGGCGTAGCAGCCGGCTTGGAAACGTCTCCCCGGTCAGCCAGCGTCCGACGGTCGTGTGTGAAACCCCCAGCAACCGCGCGAATGCGATGTTGGTCAGCCCTTGCTCGCGGAGCCACGGTTCGAGCTGCATGGTTGACTTTGTGCATATAATGCACAAACATGTCAACTATGCTGTGCACGCTGAGCCGTGGACCTTTGTGCGGAAACGGGCAGCCTCCCCTCATGGTGAGACCGCCCCCTCCACCTGTGCACGCCTACCTTCGCGCTTGGCGCGAACACCGTGACCTGACCCTGGAACAAGTCGCCGAGGCCTTCAATAAAAGTCACACAACTATAAGCCGATGGGAGGCGGGCAAGGTGACGATAAAAGAAGCGGACTTGGCGAAACTCGCAGCTCTCTACAATGCCACTGCCGGCCAACTGCGGGCGCCAGTCGACGAAGCGAAGCTGGTCTCAAGACTTGACCAGCTGCAGGAAGTAGTCTGGGAAATGGACGACGCCGACTTTGCGGATTTCATGATCGTCGCTCGCCGCTTTCGCAAGCAGCGTCCCGACTAGCGCCGAAATCCCGTCGCTCTTTTTTGCATTCCGGGCACACCCGGCGTGATCGCCTGAAATACCTCTGTGCATTTTATGCACTTTCTTGTTGACAGTCTTGTGCAGATCATGCACATATCTCCGCACCAACAAAAGCCAAATCTCGCGGAGGTCCTAATGGGCGCCGGCCCGATCTCGCAAAAGCTACGCTTCCTCGAACACTATCTCCGCCGGCGCCACCTCGCCGGCCCCGTCACGGCCGATCTCGCCCACGCGGCCGACGTCATCGCCGCCCTGCTGCCTACCATCGAGGCGCTGGAAAATCGCCCGGTCCCCGCGCACTACCGCGAGCCGCCCCTGCGGCTAGTCCAAGGCGGCCGGCCATGAGCGACCGAGCGATGCCGTCGGCTGTCCAGCTTCAGGCGGCCATGAGCGCGGCCATGCAGCTGATCGCCGAACTGCCCGACGACGAACAGCTCCGCCACGACACCATTGAGGGGGAGACCTCAGCGTTCGAGTGCCTCGACGCCTATGCCGTGGCCGCACTCGCCGACGCAGCGTTGATCAAGCAGGCCAAGGACCGCGTCCGCCGCCTCGAGGAACGCGTCGAGCGCCGCCGGCAGATCGTCATGGCCATCCTGCAGGGCTTGCAACTCCGCAAGATCGAGCGGCCCCTCGTCACCGCCAGCCTCGGTCAGCGGACCGCGGTCGTCGAGGTGCCGACCAACGAGCCGCTGCCGCAGATGTTCATCCGCACCGCGCGCGATCTGGTGCTGATCGGCAAGACGCTGCGCCAGGGCGGCACGGTGCCGGGCTACGTCCTGCAGGACAAGCCGGATCTGACCCTTACCTTGAGAGGGGGCTGAGGTGAGCAGCACCGCGCTCATTCCCGCCGGCAGTTCGTCGCTGACGTTCGCCGAAGTCGAGCGCCTCGGCGAGAACATCGCCAGATCAGGCCTGTTCGGGATCAAGACCAAAGAGCAGGCCGTGGCGCTCATGATGATTGCCCATGCCGAGGGCCGACACCCGGCTCTCGCTGCCCGCGATTACGATATCATCCAGGGCAGGCCAGCGAAAAAGTCCGAAGCCATGCTGCGCGACTTCCTCGAGGCCGGCGGCAAGGTGCAATGGCACGCCCTGACAGACGATATCGCTGACGCCACGTTCAGCCACCCGCAGGGGGGCACCGCCCGCATCAGCTGGAACATGGAACGGGCGGTCAGGGCAGGCCTCGGCAGAAAGGACAACTATCGCGCCTATCCGCGGCAGATGCTGCGCAGCCGGACTGTCAGCGAGGGCGTCCGCACGGTATGGCCCGGCGCCACCTCGGGGCTCTACGTGCCGGAGGAAGTCGCGACCATCGAGGGCGTCGCCGAACCGTCCACAGAAGCCACCACGCGGCGCGAGCAGATCAACGCCGACGTGCCGTTGACCGCCCAGCCGCAGGCGCAGCAGCTCGACCAGCAGGCGGACCGCGCCTATGGCGCCACTGCGGGCGCTGCGAAGCCGCCTGGCGGCCTCGACGAGCCGCGCGGGGCAGTATGGCTGAAGAACCTCGACGCCCTCCTGGCGCAAGCACAGGCCCGGCAGGAGGTCGTTGATCTGCGGGGCGATCCGCGCGTCTCCCGCGTCCTCGAAGGGCGGGAAACCCCGGATAATATCAAACGCCGGATCGAGGCGTTGTTCGGCACAGCATTCGCGCGGTTTCCGGTGAACGGCGAAGGGCGCGCCGCCGCTGACCCGCCGGCCGATTGGAATGACCCGATCAGCGAACTGCTCGCTGAGGTCGCGGCGATGGACCTCATCGCCCTGAACGGCCTGCCGACCAACGCGGCGTGGCGGGCCCGCGCACGCGAAGCGGCAAGCTTCCCGCCCGACGAGGCCCGGTTGAATGAGGCGATCGCCGAGCGACGCGCGGCGCTGCAGCCATGAGAGTCGACGAACTGCCGCCGACCGAAGTCGAGATGCTGCTGTCGGCGGACTCCGTCGGCAGGCAACTGGACATGGCGGCCGACACGATCAAACGCTGGGCGCGCCAGGGCAAGTTCCTGGCGCCGATTTATCTCGGGGGAGAACCGCGCTGGCGGCTGGCGGATGTCAACGCCTGGATCATGGCTCAGATCGAGAAGCGCGATGACTGAACCGTTCCGCACCAGGCTGAGCGAAGCAATCGCCGAAGTCGAGCGCGAGTTGAACCTGCGGCGCGTGTTTTATCCGCAGCGCGTTCGGTCCGGGCGCATGAGCAAGATCGCAATGCGTATTCAACTCGATCGGATGCAGGCAGCACGCGATTTCCTGCAGGAACTGCGGAGGCTGAAAGGGAGTGAGTATGAAGGGTCTATCGAAGTTGCCCAAGGCGCAGTGGACGGAGAACGATCGGCGTGACGGGTTGACGGTGCGGCAGGGCAACGGCGGCTGGATCATCGGGACAGCGGACGGGAAGTTTTGTGCCGCGTGTCCGTGCTGCGGCGCTCTGCTGGCGACGGAGCACCAGGCGCGGGCGGCTGCTGACTTCCTCTACCCGATGGCATCGGAATGAACCGCTGCCCGCTCGGCCAGCAACGCCTCGCTCCGCGCCGCCTCGCCGCACCGCGCACCGCTTCGCTACGCCCCGCGGCGCCGCACGTCGCCGCGCACCTCGGCGCCACGCATCGCAACGCAACGCATGAAAAGGAACCACGATGAAAACCTGCAAATGTTACTTCGAAGGCATCCCCGGATCGCCCTACAGCCAGTCCGCTCAGCACGACGAACCGAAGCTCGATCGCGAGTCGCCTGACGATTACGATCAGCGCACCTGGCGCAGCAAATGCACCACCAACGCGCAAGGCCAGGTCTGCGTCCCCGCCATGGCGCTGAAGCAGTGCATTGACCTTGCCGCGCAGAAGCTCGGCGAAAAGGTGCCCGGCCGGCGCGGGGCAACCTACAAGTCGTTCTTTACCTCCGGCTTCATCTGCAATGGTGATATGCCGATCGCCAATGGCAAGGCGCTGACGCCGAAGGATGCGGCGCAGGTCAAGATCAATGCGAACGCTGACGGCGTGCGCGGTTCCGGCAAGCGGGTGAAGCGCCGGTTTCCGTCGTTCGACAAATGGAGCGGCGTTGCG